CTACGATACAAAGTGACAGCCGATTAACTGCACTAGGTTTGTGAACAATAGAATGTTATCCTATATTTAAACACCCGAACAATCATCCATAAGACTGAATAGCCTTGGTGTCTCGTCTGCAAGCATTGATTCTTACCTTTAATTCACTATCGGGTAAAAATCCGTGTAACCAATGCAAACGGTGTGGTATACCCACAAATGTTTTGTTGTGCCTTTTATTGTCATGCCAAGGACTGCGTTTATTCAATGGTAGAGAAAGATTGTTTTTTATTTTGTTTATATTTTGGAGGGACCGGTTCCTATATTTAGAATAAACTCAACCCGAAGGTGCAGGGTATTATCGACACCTGTTGTCTCGTTGCTTTTCAATGTCATTCCGAAGACTTAGTAATGGTTTAATAAGAAACACCATCGACTTTGCACATATGCGATAAAAGGTCTGAGGTCAAAGCTTGTCCTACCTTAAAGTCGAAAGTTTCTAATTGTTGTTCCAAAACAATTGGATCAAAACCATAAATTTTATAAAATTGAGCGTTTACAACATCATAATCAATTTCAAAATTGATACGTAATGGTGTCCAGTGATCGAAACCCTTATTTGCACGACGATACCGTCTCTCAGTATCAACTTTCTCAAGAATCAATTTGTTGAATTTACCCAAAACTGGAAGCCAATTGTAGTATTTCATACCCATTGCTATCTCTCGAACGTAATCATTAAGTTGATCTGGTCGCATGTTGGAATCTGTTGAGACAAAAGTCTTGCCAAGAACTCTACCAATTTTATAACCCAAACATCTCTGTGAACCCACATTCCATGCTCTGGCTGATAAGTACTGTAGCAAGTCATAATCTCCACACAAGTCAATTTTAATTTTCTTACCTAGGCGAAAACACCACGCCTCAAGATCTCCCTTGTTGATATTGTGATGGGGTAAGAAATAAGGATGAACATCGTCACCTTGTCCAAGAACCTTTTCATCATCGATGCCTTGATCTTCACAGAAACCCGCAATAATGGCCATGCAACAATCAGTAGTGCCATCACTTGTGTTGATTACGCCTGATTGCCTTTTCGCAAGAGTCCAGAACTTCAAACCACTCATGGTTCGTCCCTGGGTTCTCACTTGTTTCTTAAAAATATTTTTAATTTCTTGAGGGAATGGTAAATAAGCAAATTCTTGTTCCATTTCTTCTTCCTCAGTGTGTCCATCGCATCTAGACTGATCGGTAGGATATGGTATATAACCGTCTCTCTCGAG